GTATTTTGAGCTCCAGTTGTTGTTGAAGCTGCTGCATCTGAACCTACTGCAACATTAAAACTTGCTGTTGTGTTTGCCTCTAAAGCTTTTGAACCAACTGCGGTGTTATTAGAAGCTGTAGTATTACTTTCTAGTGCTTCAGAACCTAACGCTGTATTTTGTGTTCCTGTAGTATTTGTATTTAATGCATGAAAACCAACTGCTACGTTATTAGTATCTGATTCTGAACTAGGGTCTTGTGCGGCTAATGCAGCATATCCAACTGCCGTACTCCTGCTACCATCTACATTCGCAGTAAGAGCATTTCTTCCTACTGCTACATTGTATTGTCCTATAGTATTAGCATCTAAAGCTGTAGAACCTATTGCTACATTGTCTGTTCCTGTAGTGTTTGATACTAAAGCATCTGCTCCGACTGCAGTATTATTAGAAGCTGTGGTGTTACTTTGTAAAGAACCACTACCAACTGCTGTATTACTAGCTCCAGTTGTGTTAAGAAACAGAGATAATCTACCGATTGCTGTATTGAAATTAGCAGTTGTATTAGCACCTAAAGCGTTTCTGCCTAGAGCAGTATTGTAAGAACCTGTAGTATTAGCATCTAAAGAAGAATCACCAACAGATGTATTTTCTGTACCTGTAGTGTTTGTTTTAAGGGAGTGATAACCAAAAGCTGTATTGTTATCTGCTGTAGTGTTATCTCTTAAAGAACCATAACCAACTGCTGTATTGTAATTTCCACCATTACTATCTTCTAGTGCTGCGTGACCTATAGCAACATTAGCTGTTCCAGATGCTTCACTTGTTAAAGCATTATATCCAATACCAATATTATAATTTGCAGTAGTGTTTGCATCTACAGCGTAATTTCCAATCGCAATATTATACGAACCTGTATTTAATCTCAAAGCATCTTTACCTACTGCTGTATTATCACTTGATGTTGTAACAGATAGTAACGCTGAATTACCTATAGCAGTATTACTACCACCTGTAGTATTAGAATACAAAGCTGCATTACCAACTGCTGTATTAGGTGTTCCAGTAGTATTAGCTTGTAGTGCAGAAGTACCAACTGCAACATTATTATTAGCTGTTGTATTTGCTTTTAGTGCATCTTTACCAATAGCTACATCACCAGTACCTGTGGTGTTTGCATTTAAAGCAAAGAAACCAACAGCTGTATTGTTATCTGCTGTAGTATTTGCACCTAAAGAATCTTGTCCAACTGCAACATTGTTATCACCTGTGGTGTTAGCATCTAATGATTGTATACCTAGAGCTACGTTAGAAGAACCAGTTGTATTAACACCTAAAGCATTAACACCTAATGCAGAGTTGTAATTACCAGTTGTGTTGGCATCCATTGATTGTGAACCTACAGCTACGTTTTGAGTACCAGTTGTATTTACTAATAACGTATTAAGACCTAAAGCAGTGTTTGCTTCTGCTGTTGTGTTTGCACTTAAAGCATTTGTACCAAGTGCTGTATTGTTACTACCAGTGGTATTAGCATCTAATGAGTTGGAACCTACAGCTACGTTATTAACACCTGTGGTGTTTAAATCTAAAGCTTGATATCCTAAAGCAGTATTATGGTCTGCTGTAGTGTTTGATTGTAGTGCAGCTCTACCAACAGCTACGTTAAAGTCTCCTGTTGTATTTGAATCTAATGCGTAAGTACCTATTGCAACATTCATTTGCCCTGTTGTATTAGCTGTCAACGTATCATAACCAACTGCTGTGTTATCGTTTGAGGTTGTATTAGCATCTAAAGAACGAGAACCTATTGCTGTGTTTCTAGTTCCTGTAGTATTTGATAGTAAAGAATTATAACCAACTGCGGTGTTATCATTAGCAGTAGTGTTTGCTCCTAAAGCACTTCTTCCTATAGCGGTGTTTTGTTCTCCTGTACTATTTACTGATGCAGCACTTCTACCTACTGCTGTATTACTACCTCCTGTTGTAGTGCTACCTAAAGCAGCACGACCAAGACCTGTATTAGAACCACCTGTAGTTAAAGCATCTAAAGCACCTGAACCCATAGCAGTATTATCAGTACCACTTGTTAGGTCATCAAAAACTTGGTCACCAAAACCGGTATTGTTTGCAGCAGAACTTAACGTACCTGTACTACCGTCAGTGCTAATAAGTATACTATTAGAAAAATCAGTAATATTAGATTTTATAACTACACCACTAAAAGTTCCACCAACTGCTGAGTTTAATTCAGAAGTAGTTGCAGTAAGACCATCTAATATATTTAGTTCAGTAGCTGTTGCAGTTACTGCTGTACCATTTATGGATAACGCATCTGTTTCTAAAGTACCATCAATATCAACATTACCTGAGATATCTAATTCAGTAGCAATAATTTTATCGTTAAAAGTAGCTGCACCTGCTGCAGACATATCAAGGGTAAGAGCTGTAAAGACACTACCACCATCGTTACCTTCAAATTGTAAGTCTTGGTCTTGAACAGCAATTTTTAATTTAGCATCATTACTATTATTTATAATAGAAAATATATCTGTACCAGCATCTTGAAATTTAATGTCTCCACCATCGGCATCTAAAATAATATCTCCAGCAACATCTAAGTGTAAATTTCCTGTGCTATTGGTTATTGTGCCATTACTATTATTATGAGTAAGCTGTAAATCTCCATCAGTTCCAATTTTAAGAATACTATCATCACCAAGTTTTACATCGTGGTTAAAGATAGCAGTACCTGCATCTGACATATCAAGGGTAAGGGCAGTTATTGTTGAACCACCATCATTACCTCTAAATTTAATATCATCGTCTGAAACTATAGCATCTATATGTATAGCACCAGTAGCATCGCCAAAGTTTGCAAACTGTGTACCACCATTGCTTAATTTAATATCCCCACCATCTGCATCAAGAATAATGTCCCCTGCTACATCTAAGGTTAAGTCGCCACTAGATAAATCTATTTCTGTGCCATTAATAGTGATATTATCTACAACTACTCCTGCGTTTGCTGTTACTACGCCATTGAAAGTCGCTGCACCTGCATCAGACATATCAAGGGTAAGAGCTGTGATTGTTGAACCACCATCGTCACCTTTAAATAAAATATCTGCATCAGTTAAATCTTGTTCTATTATTAAGTTTCCAGTTGCTCCACTAGATTGCCTTATGTAACTATTAGCACCATCGTGAAAAATTCTTAAGTCTGCATCTGAACCAAAGGCAGCATAAAAGTTGTCTGTATGTCTTGTATTTTGTTCAAAGAAAATTCTTTTGCCACTGCCATCTACATAGAAGTAAGTTTCTAATCCACCAGAGCCATCGTCTGATTGAAAAATAATATCTTTGTCATCGCTAGTATTTTTTATAAATAAATCACCAGTAACATTTAAAATATGTGAATGATTATCATGGTAGATTTCTAAATCTGAATCTGTACCAAATTTTAATTTATCATTATCACTAAATAAAACATCTGCATTACTATCAGCAACAACAGCTTTAGAAGCTTCTACAGTTCCTGCTGTAGTTACATCGACATAGTTTAATTCAGTTGTAGTTGCTGTTACACCGTCAAGTAAATTTAATTCTGTAGCAGTTGAAGTAACTCCATCAAGAATATTTAATTCTGCTGCAGTGCTAGTAACACCATCAAGAATATTTAATTCTGCTGCAGTACTTGTAACTGCTGTACCATTTATAGATAGTGCATCTGTCTCAAGTGTACCGTCTATATCTGCATCACCTGATATATCAAGTGTAGCTGCATCTAATTCACCACTAATCGTAATGTTACGACCACCAGTTATATCTTTGTTTGAATCTGTTATAACAGCTTTACTAGCTATAACAGTTCCGTTTGTAATTCCGTCTATAAGATTAATGTCTGTTGCACTAGCTGTAACTCCATCTAAAATATTTAACTCAGCTGCAGTTGAAGTTACTGTAGTTCCATTAAGAGCAAGAGTGTCTATTTCAGCAGTACCATCAATAAATATGTTTCGCCATTGTTGTGAAGAACTACCTAAATCATAAGAATCATCATCATCTGGAATAATACTTGAATCTACGTCTGCACCAAATACTACATTGTCTGAAGCAGAATCACCAAGCGTAAGTGTACCACCATTAAAAGTTGTAGTACCTGTGACTGTTAAATTACCTCCGACATCAATATTACCTGTAGTAGTTACAGAAGTAAATGCACCAGTAGAAGCTGAGTTAGCTCCAATAGTTGCACCATCAACTGTACCACCATTAATGTCTGCAGTATCAGCTACTAAGGCATCGGTAGTTACTGTGCCATCAAAAAAAGCATCTTTAAATTCTAAAGAGCTTGTTCCTAAATCTATATCATTATCTGTAACAGGAACTAAAGCACCGTCTTGTATTCTTAACTGTTCAACTGCTGCTGAAGATACTTCTACATAAAATCCTACTCTATTATTAGTACTATCAATTTCTACTTTGTTTAAGAAATCTAAGTCACCAATCTTAAATATATTACCACCTTGTCCAGCAGAACCATCATGTCTGTGTCCAGTAGATGTAGCACTACTAGAAGAATATGCAAAAGCATTTACTAGTTGATTATATTCGTTATTAAATAACGCTGCTGTTATAGTATCGCCATCTGCAAACGAACTTTGTCTTGTATACGTCTGTGCCATTTATTATCTCCTACCCGAAGGTATATAATCTACATAAAAACCATTAATTGTGTATGGTGGTTTTGTATCTTCACTTATTACTGTAAAATTGTTACTTGAGCCACTACCTTGTAGTTGTACTCTAATTAATGGATTATCACCACCACCAAATACGTTAGTATTAAATACTGCATCACCAAATTTTGAAGGAGGATTTATAATTCCTAAATCAAATAATTCTGCTGGTTGTGGTATAGTAACATCACCATAATTAAATCTAACTTGTATGTCTGGTTCAACAATACCTTCTGAGGCTGCTGAAACTCTAAGATAGTGTAAAGTTTTTAATGTTCCTAAATCACCATAATCATAGTTAGGTGTTTCATATCTTGCTAAAATTGCTGAACCGTCAAAGGTATTACCAGTATCGTGTTCATAAATAAAACCATTAGTGTCACCATGATATATTTTTTCTATACCATTATTATCAAAACCTGAACCAATAGCGGTAACTTCTAAACCTCTAGTCTCAGACCATTCAAAACCATTTGGTCTTAACGTGCCTATAATTCCTCGTTGAACTGCATTAGAGGTTGTAGTATCTGTATAAAATAATCTATACTGTGACTTTTCTCTAAGTACAATACTATTAATTGTAAAAGTATTTATATCTTTTGCTAAATCAGTTAAAGTTGGTTGTATAGATTGACTTATAGTTCCTAACTCCACATCACCAATTCTTGCTGTACCGGCTACTGTTCTTAGACCATCTGGTGCTAAAAATATTAAGTCACCACCAATCTCTTGAATACTGTAACCACTCAAACAACCTACGTTTTTAGTTACTGGTACTACAGCAATCGTACTTGCATTATTTATATTCTGTAGTTTAAATATTGAGTTTTCACAAAATATAAATAATTCATTACGGAAACTTTTAATACCTTCTATCTGGTCTTCAATAACAATACTACCTGAACCAGTGCTAGTAAAATCTGTTGGGTCTAAAGTACCACTATAAAAAATAGTATTTAAATTATCTTCTACCCCAGCAGCTATTAAATGTTTGTCATGGACAGTTACATATTTAGCATGTTTAGTTCCGGTAACTGTTATCTCACTACTAAAATAAGTTCTAGTATTTAAGTTAGCACCTGTACCTTCCATTCTAAACTGATAAGGCTCGTTTGCTCCGTCAGCTATAATTAACGTACCATAATCTGAAGTTGCTGATTCAAATAAAGCAAAATTTATCTGTCCTTGTCCAGTTCTAGCTAAAACACTACGACCTGTAAAGGTACTATAGTTATCACCACTACCAGATACTGAACTTTTATTTATTTGTAAATAGGTTATACCATCTTGAGTAAAATAAATATTAGTACCAGCACAAACTACTACACCATCAGCATAAGGAATAACTCCTAAAATATCTGTGGTGCTACCAGTTGGCTGAGTTGAATTCGTAGTACCAAACTTTTGATAACCATTAATTCTTCTGTAGCCACCTTCTATAGAAACTTCAAAGTTTCTTAACTCGGTAGCAACTCCGGGAGTTCTTAATAGGTCTATAGCGTTTGCAGAATTTACTAATCCTCCTGCACATGCTACTGTATAAGGTTGACTTCTAGCCATTAGAAATATGTCCTATCATCGGTCATGTACTTAGGTGTAGGATTAATTAATACACTCTTCATTTGTCTCATGCCTTTTTTATAGTCGTCTAAAGCAAATGCTGCTTGTTGTGGACTTTCTTTAAACTGCCAAACGTAATATCTTACTCTGGCTAAAATTACATTTTTATACTGGTCTGGTAAAACTATTTCATCACTAAAAGCTGATAAAGCAGTTGGTCTAGCAAAAGCATAAAAATGTACATTATAAATCTTGTCAGGTATTGGACTTAACCCAAATTTTCTATTATCTGGTGATTTAATAACATGTATTGGTTCACCATAACTTTGTGAATCAGCATCGTCATTATTTTCTGCATTACGATAGTATCTAGTCCAATCAGCTAAAGTTAAAAACTTTAAACCTTTAGATACAAATGGAGCTGTTTCTCCACTAACATTTACAGTAGTAATAAAAAAATCATCCCAGTCTACAGTTGCAAAATCAGTAGTTATACTAGAACTATTAGCTTTTAAAGTATACCATCTTTGTCCAATCACTGAAGCAACAGTAGTATTACCATAAAACGGGTCAGTAGCACCACTTAGTCCTGCTGAGAAAAACGGTAATTCAGGTTCTTCATTAGCTATATCAAATAAACTTTTATTAATTGAATCTTTAACAAACTGTTGAAAACCTCTAGCACTTGCAAAGTTTGATGAAGTTAAAGGTATTTCATTTAACTCTCTTAGTATTTCATTTGATAATTCTAAGTATGTTGTTGCCATTATGCTTTTCCTTTAGCTTTTTTTTGTGCTTTTTTACTTAAATCTTTAAAATGAAATAATTTTACACTTGTTTTAGTGTGAGTTTTATTTGTATGTAAATCTCCGTTAGGCATTTTATGAGAAGTACCTTTATGTTCAGTACCATCTCTTTTGTAATGTTTAACTCCTTTAGCCATGATTAATTAGGTTTAGCTACAGGCATTGCAGTACCACCAGCACTATACATAGCTCTGCCACCACCTTTCATCATTTTTTTCTTTTTAGTCATTCCACCGTACATCATTTTTTTCTTTTTATCTTTATCTTTACCGTACATCATTTTATTATCCTTTTAATTATAAAAAAAGGAGAGGTCCGAAGACCTCCCCAATTATTGTTAGTCAACTACATAAAATGCAGATACTAAAGCTTCAGGTCTTAAGACGTTAGCTCCGTATACATGCAGTCCACGAACTATGTCACCAAACGAACTTGGGTCTCTCAACACTTCAGTTGAAAGAATTGTTTGAGCAGTAGCAGTAGAACTGATATGACCAGCCATAACTTTACCAGTTGCATTAGAAGTAGCAGCGATATTGTTAGACTTGTACATGTCAAATCCACGTAGTTTTCCAGTTGATACTAAACCATTTCTGATTGAGCCTTGACCAGCGTTAAAGTCAACAGACAATAACTTAGAACCAGATTGTGATAGCTCTTCGTAGAACGAAGGTGGAGCTACAAACCATCTACCTTCTTCAGGTATAGTTTGGTCATCCATTAATCTAGCCATTCTAGCCATTAAGTCTAGTGCATCAACACCAGTTCCGTCAGAACCAAGTAGGTCAACAGAGTTAGTTGCGTGAGTCATTGAAGAATCAGCAGTAGCACTGTCAGAACCTATGATGTGGTCTGGGGATGATGAAGAAACACCTGCAAACATCTCAGCTATAACAGCTGCATCATACGCATCTTTCAATGAGTAAGCAGCAGATGATGTAGCAACTTCTTTAAAGTTAACGTGAGACATATTAGTTTCAATGTCATCAACGATAAACTTAAAAGCGTTTGCTTGGTCAACAACTAAGTTAAGTTCTTGGTCAGTCAAGAAATCTGTAGTTGTGCTTTGTGCTCTAGTATACGCTTCTACAGCGATAACTGGCTCCTTGATAATCTTTACAGAGTCTCCAAACGCTGATATTTCTCCAGCGTAGTCAGTGTTTGTAATAGCTTCAACTACCGATGCTTTTCTGAAAAAGTTTAAAACCTTTTTAGAATAAATCGAAGGTAGGAAAAAACTATTAGTTTGTCCACTTATGGAGTTTGCAAAGTTAGCATTAGTATCCGTTGAAGGTTCAAAAAATTGAGCCATGGGATATTCTCCTGTGTTTTATAGTTTATTTAATGATTCTGCCTTGTTGCATAGCCTCACTGATTTCACTTTCGTACTTATCAAATTCAGCCATACTCATTGCAGCAATCTCCTTTTCAGACCATATTTTCTCTTGCGTTGGTTCAACACTTGTTGTTTTAGTTGAAACCATATCCGCAGCAGATTTAGTCTGTTTAGAAGATGACTTTTTCTTTTCTGGAGTATTTAAGCCTATATCCTTTTTAAACAAATCTATAGCTCTACTAGCTAGGTCAGCATCGTCAGCATTTTTGTATATCCAATCTTGGATAGACTTAGGCTGTTCTTTTGCCCAACCGTGAAAATCATCACTGTTTCTAACATCGTCAAAATCAGGATGTCTTTCTTTTAACCTTTTTTCTGCTTCTTGTTGAGATATTTCTGCTTCACGTTCTTGGAGTTTACTAAGACGTTCTTCTAGAACTTTTGCCTTAGATTCACTTTGCATATGAGCAACTGTTTCTACAACTTCGTAAACATCAGGATATTGTGTTTTAAATTGTTCAAGTTCTTCTTCGGTTTTAGGAGCTTGATATTCAGTTCTATTTTTAGAAGCTTCTTCAAGTAAGTCCTGTTCCCGTGACTTAAACTCATTAAGTTTACTATCGTAATGTCTTTTTAAATCATCGTAGCGTTTTTTGTAATCAGGTTTTTTATAAGGAGTATCATTTTGTTCTACTACCTCTTCCTTTTTAACCATTTCAATTTCGTCACTTTCGTCAACTTCATTTGATGGTTTTTCAAAAAACAAACTTTCTGACGATTCAAAAGGTTTATCTTCACCAGTATGCCAAGCTTTTTTTTGGTTATAAGGATTTGCTTGTTCCTCTTTTAAGACTTCTTCAGTCATTTTCTATCCTCCTAATTGGGGCTTTGTCTACAAGGTAGCTCTATGTCGACTAGAGGGCTTGTTTGTAAAGGTAGCCTTTCGGTTGTTTTAGTATAATAAAGTGCCTATTACTAGGGTAGCTTTATTGCTTTTAGCTTCTAACGTAGGGTCTAGTAGAAAGCATAGACTTTTTAAGTTCATCACTAACTAAATCGTCTTCCTCTTGCATTGTAGCTTGAGAGCCAACTGTTTCTTTAGTAACTCTAATGTCTTGCTTTGTAGCCGGTGTTTCCACAGGCATTGGAGTAAGACCAGTCTCTTCTTCTATTTCGCCACCGTCAGCAGCTGTTTGTCTTTCTTCTGCTTGAGCTTCGGCTTGTTTCATCATAGACATTAAATTGTCTGCTCCGATAACATCCACTGCTTTAGCAGTAAAGACAAATTCACCGTCAGATAACCTTGCGGGTATACTGTCGGAGACTTCCGAGCCCGGTCCTTCTACAGGACCAGACCCTGAAAATTCTATTGCAACATCCATAACTTTGTCAAATAACATACTAAGTTGTGGATTGTTTTCTAATTCGTTCATAAGCATTTCTTCTTCTTCATCTGATAATGCTTCGTTTATTACAAAATCTAAATAACCATCTTCCATTTCTTCATCAGATTCCATTGTCATATCTTCTTCAGGTTTTTCTGGAAGAGGTTCTAATTCTTCTTGCATTTCTTCTGATAAAGTTTTATCACCCATCAAAGATTGCATTTGTTCATCTTCAGTTGGTAAAGGTTGACCTTCCATCATACCACCCATTTGTTTTTGTGTTCTTTCTCTAAGAGCTTCAAAATCGTCAGCAGTTAATGTACCATCATTATTAGCATCTAATTTCTTTTGACCGCCTACTAACTTTTTATCTTCTTCCATATTATTCCTCTACTCTCGTAATTGCTTCTCTAACTTGTTCCGGTAGGGATTCCAACCGTGCCAGAGAATGAATCCTCCCCTGCAACCGGTACATTTCCGATTCCGATGTTGCCACCGCCAGTGCCTGTAACTCCAAGGTTTTGAGCTCCTTGAGGTACTCCTCCAGCATTTGCCATACCTGTTGGTTGTTGACTATCGGGTTGAGTTTCTTCGCCTGTTGTTTGTTGAGCATTTTGCATTCCTATTATCTGTGCCATCATTGCAGCTTCTTCAGGGTCATTCAGAATTTCGTCTGGGTCTAAATCTAAGCTGTAGGCAAGTTCACTAACTAATTTAGAAACTTTAACAAACGGTGCAATACTTGGGTTTTGTGCAGTTTGTAAGAACATTGTAAGTCTTTGACTTCTAACTTCTTTCTGCATTAAACTATTTGTACCAGTTGCTTTAACTTCTAAATCACCTGCCACGTCAATATTACCTTCAAAGAACTGCATGTTCCATTGGAAGTAAGATTCTCCTAATGGTTTTAATAAAAAATCATCAAGATTTTTAATGACTGTTTTAATATTTAAACTTGCTGCACCTAATAACATTGACATACCAGAAGCAGTTCGTGTCATACTTTGTACTCCTGTTTGTCCGTGAGAATAACTAGGTATTCCTGTTTGCTCATCAGCAAGTTGTCTAAAACGGTCAAACATCATCATATTCTCAGGTGCAGTGTTAGGGAACTTGAGACCATAAATAGATTGACCCGGCATTCCGGCTTGTCTTCTAAAGATTTTACCCGGATATATTTCCATATTTTGTCCACCAACTAGTGCAGACTCATCAACATCAAATACTAATGAACCAGCCATAGCTAGGTTATCAATAGCCATTCGAGCATGACCATTCATAATTTGTTGAGAATCATCCATATTCTCAGCTACTCCTATACCAAAAAAATTATATGGATTTCTTTCGTAAGGAAATGCATTGTAAGGTAAACGGTATGGTGTAAATGGATTAATTACTGCTCGTAGTAATTTATTCCCCGATACCCATGCATTAATTTGAACTTCATCTAAATCATCTACAGAGTCTGGTAAGTCTATGCCAACTTGTCTTGCATACTCAGCATCCATGATACCCCAGTATTCAAGCACTTCAAAGTTTGGTGCATAAGTTTCATCAACATTGTAGTCATCTTTTAATTGACTTTCAAAATCTTTTTCTTCGTAGTTAGGACCCATCTGTATACATTCACGGATAGCATCTTTATCAAAGTAAGGCATGTTTCTTAGTTGCCTTAATTGACTACGATTCATTTTATGTCTGTGAACTATAAATTCACATTCTTCTATATTAGTAGCTGCAGGGTCTGGATAAAAATCCCAACAACTAACAAACTCTATTCTAGGTACTCTAACTTCAAGTGGATTATATTCTCTTATACCTTCTTCATTTGTTTCCCATTTATTTAATCTTTTATTAAAATTAAATGGTCCTTTAACAATTCCAGTACCTAGTAAAGCTGATTCAAGTAAAGCATTTCTTATTTCAGCTGACCCATTAGATTCTTCTATTTGGTCATGAATAAGTTTTTCCATTCTTCTTGCAGCTTTTTGGGCTGGAGATATTTCTGGAATATTAGGTAATGGTGTTGTACCTTCTACTAAGTTACCTTCTGCAGCTAGTTTGTTTTCTAAAGTTTCTTCAAACATACCAGTGCCATATGTTGCACCAGCTTTTAAAACTTTACCATCTCCCTCATAACCTACATCATATGGATTTTCTAATATAGGGTCTTCTAATCTATTGCCAATATTATCTGGTATATTTGATTCTATTCCTGTTGTAGGATTATTAGCATCTAGATAAGCATTTTCTTTTTCGCCTTCTGGTAAATCTGTTTCTGCTATTCCTATTGGAAATTTACCTGTACCAAATATAACATCAACTAATTGTCCAAAGGCTGCTAGAACTTTTGTTTTAGTTACTTTAACAAATACTCTAGACTTTTCTGATTCTCTAAACTTTACTCCTTTATTGTAAAGTCCTCGATAGTTTTCATAAGCTTGTAACCATCTTCTTTCGTCTGAGTCTCTAGCTGTTTCTGCTAATGCATAACGACTTTTAATTATGCCAACAAGATTTAATTCTTGTGACTCTTCTAGAGTTAAAGCTTTACCAGCTTCACCTTCTACTTCTTCGTAGATTTCATTAGCTGTTAAAAATGTATTGTCGTTTTCTGCCATTTATCAATAACCAAATTTACTATCCGCAGGTTTAAACATATCTCGTTTAAAACCTCTTAATCTTTCTAATGGGTTTTCCATTCTAGGTCGACTCATTATTAGATACCTTAATGCATCATATGCATGGTCTGAAGCGTTAGTATCAACATCTTCAGGATTGGTTTTTGATAGGGGTATACTTTGTAACTCTCTTATTAAGTTTGGACAGGTATTAAATATCTGTAACTTAGGTCTACCGTTATCTCGAACCTTTAAATACTCGTGCATTTGGATTTTACCTTGTACACGATTTTTATCAGCTCGTCTTAGTTTGTGACCAGCTCTTAATAAAGATTCGCCAACAGTAGGACCAGTCGTTCCGGTTCTAGCCCAAGCTGCAGTATCCAATACACCATTTACGGAAAATGGGTCTACCATCTCCATATCAGTTATTATACTGCCTAATTCTTCTCCTGTCAAGCCTTTTTTGTATAATTCTCTATAAATTATTAAAGTATTGTCATTTACATCTATTGTACCCCATAAACAACAGCTTTCAGCAGCATAACCATAGTCGATGCCTTTGGTTCTTTCCCACACTAAAGGTATTTCAAAAGGAGGTATTATATGTACTTCAGAGTCAAATTCTACAAAAGCTGCTCCTTCAGCTACATCCCAGTTACCTTCTAATAGTTGTCTTCTTTGAATAGGAGGTAAAGAGTTTAACATTTGTTCATAAACTCCATCTTCTGATAAATAAGGATTATCAGCTAATTTAGCTGGAATAAACTTTCTAGTTAAGCCATCCATACCTAAAAAACTTTCATTGTGTTCAGCTGGTTCAATGTATCTTTTCTTTACCCAGTGCGACCCAACCCCTCCGGGGTTTGCTGTACAACGAAGATAAGTTTTTATTTCAGGGTCAGTTGTTCGAAGACGAGAAGCTAAATAGTTCCAACTAAATTCTGTGGGTAAATGTGTTATTTCATCAAAGCCTATCCAAGAATATGCTTGTCCTTGATAACGATACACATCTGCATCTCGTTCAAGGAAACCAAACTCTATCTTGGCACCGCTTGGAAAGTTCCAAAGTTTTTCTACTTCTCTAAATTTTGCACCCGGAAATGCTTGAGGATACAACTCACGAGACTTATCAATCATCTCTCGTAGTTCTGGCATTGACCTTCTTATGATTAAAGCACGATGAGCTTTACGATGAGCATATCTAAGTGGGTCTACCAACATTGCGTATGATTTTCCACCACCTGCTGCACCACCGTAAAGAACATCTTTCTCGTCTGCAGCTAAGAAATCTGTTTGAGGTCCTTCGTTAGCTGAGAATAAAACATTAGCATCTTTTAAATCTGTTTGCACAGCTTGAGGTAAAGTGTCTAAGTCTTCAGAGATTGTCAGATTTTTTTCTGAGCCACTTAAATCTTGTAAAGTTTCTTTTTGAGCTTTAAAAGATTTTTTAGCGTTCTTGAGTTTGTTTTCAAGTTTTTGAATATTTTTTTGTTTACGACTAATAGTTCGTTGAGCAGCTAACTTAGCTTGGTCACTAGTATTAGGTCGACCACCTTTCTTACGAGGTGTACCATCTTTTTTTAAAACAAAGTTACCTTCGTTATCTTGCAAGTAGAGATGAGGATTCTCTTCCCAATCTTTCAGTTCGTGGTCCATACTTTTTATCTATGTGTTTTTTCAAACCCGGTGTAGAAATTTTACGACCTGTCGAAAACTCTAACCAGTCAACAGCAGCTTGTAAAGATACTTCCTCATTAACTATCATGTTTTCTACTGTTAGTAAAGCTTCTAATTCTTCTTCAATAGGTTTTAAGTAACCGGTTTTAGTATCAAACTCGTATCCAAAAGGTATAGTTGAGGTAGTTCTTTTTATATAACCATCGGGTAACATATTCATACTGTTCTATATTTTTTAGTTTTTTTAGAAACTTTATCTGGTTGTTTAGAAAATTGTTTACCTTTTTTAGTATCTTCTCTTTTCTTTTTAGTAGTAGCTGCATACTCGGCAGCACTTAAAGACTTAATAGCTTTTTCAGGTAAATATCTTTCGCCAGTCTCGGCAGACTTTTTACCAGACTTAGTTCGCCATTTTTGTTTTGTCCAAGCTCTAAGGCTTCGTTGTGAATCTTTTAATGCCATCTTATCGTTGTAATAAATAAATAATTGCTACTGCTAATGTTGGTGGTATAATAGTCATGCACGATGGAATAATTACTGCATAAAGCATAGGATTACGCAACATTATTATATTAACATCTTCTACTTTATCTTGGTCCATTGCCTTTGTTATTACCAGAATCGTATTCAGTTAAAGCTTTCCAGTAAGCTTTTCTTTTAACATTAACTTTATACCAAAAAATATTCATACCTCTAGGGTTTGAATTTTCACCTATCATCGCAACAATACATAAAGCTAGGGTTGTTAATAAAATAAAATCTGTCATAGTTTAAAATCCTTTTAATAATAACAAAGTTAAATTTATTTATAACCACCACCTTTAGCTTTGTATTGTTTAGCTAACATTTGTGCTTTTCGAGCACTCCACTGACCAGCATTACCACCCTTACTACCAGCTTTAATCCTATTAAAAAGATTTTTACGCATAGTAGGTTTAGTATAGTTACCAGCTTTATTTACTGTTGATTTCTTTTTTTTCATTAGTTTTTTTATTAAATATTTTATCCCAGTTATCTGAAAACTGTTGATTAGATACTGCTGATGGTCTAGTCCTAGAACCTTTTCCAATTCTACCTTTATTTTTTTTATTGGTCATTAAGACCGGTTTTTCATCACTTCCTAAACTTGGCATAATTTGTGAGCAGTTTTAACTTCATACTCAGGAAGTTGTTATTAGTTAGTCCACTTAATACCACGGTAAGTACCGTTGGTAGCTTTCTTAGACTTACTAGGTTCTGCATCATGCTTGATACCTCTGTAAATACCCGGTTGAGCTTTCGCTTTTTCAACGTGAGTATTTTCAGGAGTTACCTTGATACCTCTGTAAGTAGTCATATCGTGCCTCCAGTTTTCATAGGTTAATATTAAGTCATATTTAAATGACAGCCTATGCGTTCCTTCGGTAGATGTCGGTCTCTGTTCCTATTGCTAGTACTTAGCTTACCCCTAGTGTAGGGAGGTTTTCCTTTCTAACCTACTTCCGTCTCTTTCGAGATGAACGAATTACTGATTATGACAAGCTAATGCTTGTTGTTTAATCAATTCTTTCAATTCTGCCTCAGATAAAACAATCGGTTGTTGTTGCATTGGTCTAGACATAGTATTACCATTTTACTTTATCTGCCCAATATGCAGCCGACATTTTGCCTTTGGCAATGTTCTTTGCATGACGAGCTTTAAAACTTTTACGTTTTGCTTTCATGCGGTCAGATTCACCAGCTTTTGGTTTACCTGCAGTACTAGCTCCTTTCTGTCCAAACCTTATGAGTTTTAAAGTGTGTCCATCTTGAGCTAACACCATATGTGATTTAGTTTTGTGACTGGGAGTTCGTTTAGGTTTGTTGACTCCGGCTAAATTATGTTTCTTTAGTAAAGCTTTCTTTCTATTCTCGTGTGCCATTACTGATTATGTTGTCTATGGTTAGTTTTAGCTTCCCAGTTTTCAATTGCTTTTTTAATACTTTCTTCAGCTAACACACTACAATGTAACTTGATAGCTGGTAATTCTAAAGCAGTAGCAATATCTTTATCTTTAATTGCTTTTGCTTCTGCTACCGTCTTACCTTTTAACATATCAACAAACATAGTACTTGAAGCTATAGCTGAACCACAACCATAAGTTTTAAACTTAACATCTTCAATAACATCACCAGCTAACTTTAATTGCAACTTCATTACATCGCCACAAGCAGGTGCACCAGTTAAACCAGTAGCAACATCTGGGTCATTAGGATTAAACCTGCCAACTGCGTGTTGCTCCGGATTGTTTAGCACACTTTCAAACCTATCAATTACTTTTTGTGAATATGCCATGCTAGTGTAATACTCTATTAGTTGTTGGTTCGTCTAAATAAGACATTAAATCGTTAGCTATAAATATTTCTTTGAACTCACCTAACAAAATTAAACCATTTGATTTAGCAGCATCTTCAGCTTCTTCAATACTTTCGGCTATTATATTAGGTCCGGCAAAAGTTTTACCGTCTTTAGTCATCTCCGTTAGAAATATTTTCATAGTCATTACTCTCTATTATTACTTCGTCTTTGGCTGGTAAAACAAAAATACCGCCTTGAACATTATGATTAACCTCAACTCTATCAGTCTTGCTAACACCTACTCTATCTAGAATAGTTTGAGCTGCTGCTAGTTTTTGACTAGCTTGAGGTACGGGTCTATCTGATTCAACCATCTCTATCAACTTAAAAGCTGCTTTGGGTGCAGAACGAGCAAGTACATCCGAGGCTAAATCTACTACTTCCTGTTTAAGAGATTTCAATATTTGATAGTGATTGCCTGAGTATCCAGCTAATTCTGCAGATTTTTTAAAATCACCTTCAGTAGCAACTATGTTATCTAAGAATGATTGTTGTTTTGCAGTTAGATTACGCTTCTTGGTTTCTGTTAAGTAAGACATACTTCTACTATTATAGTGATACTTTACAAATTTGTCAAGTGTTATAAAGTATTTTTAATAATTTACAAAAATAACCTTGACAAATGTAGAAAATAAGTGTACAATATACTTGTATGCCCCCCCGGTGAATACCTATAGAACATACCCCTATATAATTTATAAAACCCTGCATAGTCCTGTAGGGTTTGTTACTTTATAAGACCGGAAAAAATAATAAAGTACTCAGTCTAAAACTTTATAAACTTTGCAAGGTTGCGGGTCAACTGGTTAATGTTATAAAGCTTTGTGAAATGTATGAGATTTACATATATATACGGGGTACCCCCACTGGCACTCTGCCCACCCCTAACACAACTTTTCAAACTTGTCAAGCTTTGCAAACCTTTTGGAATAAGCTTATAACCGCTAACACACTTTGTAAGATTTGTCAAGTGAAACTTTACAAACTTCAAAAACTTTACAAGTTTATAACATTTGACAAGTGAAACTAAATAAAACTTGACAAGCTTTTTAAATTATGTTAGCTGGTTAACAAGCTTGTGAAGTCTTATAAAGTGTCTAGAGTTTATAGGGAACTTTACAATGGTTATAAAAACTATATTACTTATGCCAAAACAATCTAAACAATATTTGACAAACTTTAAAAGACTTTATAAAGTTACATCATCAATTAGCAATTAAGCGATTGAGTAACGCACCAAAATGGTGCAAGGAGTTAAAATGAAAAAATCTACTAAGCAAATAGCTGTATCAAGTTTTTTTCAAGAAGATTTAAACAAAATTTATAAATTGTTTGAAGATTCTGATGAGGAAATTTCGGTTATATACGTTGACCGACCTGATAAAACTAATCATTTAGACGTTATTAATACTAAAATAAGTACTCTTGAAGAAATTGAAAGCGGACATATTTCAAGGGATTATATCTTTTTAAATAATATTATTGATAAGGATAATTTAGATTTAATTTTTATGTTAAAAAGTAATTATTCAACGGAGGACAAATAATAATGGATACTTTAACTAATACATTATCTGAACTTGATATATTTGACGGGCTAGATTCAGAAGATATAACGATTAGATAAATTTTAAAAACTAAGCCCCTGATTTAATTATCGGGGGTTTTTTTATGCCTACTAGTTATATACCCTTTAGAGTTAAATACAGGCGATTTAAGAGCAATTTAAACTTTTTGATACCTATACATCATTTTAAAAAGTAAAAGCTTTCTGTGAAAGTCAAGAACTTTATAATCCTTATAACTTTTTATTCTAAGCTTATGTTAATTAAAAAATGGGTATTGAACTATTTTAAAAAATGTGCATATAATAGATTCATAAATTCAAAGAGGTTAATATTATGGAACTATCATACAATAATAAATCTTTTGAAGTGGTAAAAAATAATGGTCACTTTATTGTTAGAAATAAAAAGACGGGATTGATTAGCACTTTAAAAGTTAGACAAGGGCAAGATG